GTGTTGAGAATATGTACACTGCTGTTAGCTGGTCAGCGGTGTCAGATGGCGCGGCGTGGTATTCCGACAGTTACCATGACGGATACTGGTACGAGGGATAATAATGACTGAAAATAACAATTTATGGAAAACACATATAACTGGAGCCGACTAGAGGCTCTTCAAAAGGACGAGGGCGATCTCAGCAATGTAATCGTGGATTTAGTCTGCGGGATGACCGGAACAGACGGAGAATACAGTGCGTACATTGATACGATGCACAAGCTCTCCCCGCCTGACCCGGATAACTTCATTCCGTTTGAAGACTTGACAGAGGAATGGGCGGTTGAAATCGCCAATACGGTAGCTGAGGAAAGGGGCTTTCAGGAGTCTCTGGATTCTCAGATTGCTGCGGCGAAGATAAGGCCAACCAGTAAGCCATTCGCGTGGCAAGCTCCTGCACCGAGCGAATAATTTCAGGATGAACAGGGTGGATGCAAATGGATGACATGAGTGAATATCTCAAGATGTTCGGGGTGAACGGCGGTGTGTTAGCCGCCGTCAGCCTGACTGATATTGAGTTGGTGTTAAAGATACTGCTGCTCTCCATGACGTGTGTCTGGACAGCGGTTAAAATTGCTAAACTACTAAAAGAATAATGAAAAGCGGATACAAAACAACAGAGTTCTGGCTGGCAACCGCAGCAACGGTTTGCGGGATACTGTACGCCAGTGGAGTAATTACCCCAGAAGGGGTGAGCGGCGTTGAAAAGGCGGTGGCATTTATCGCGGCGGCTTTAGCGAGTTTCGGATACTCGCATAGTCGGGCGGCTGTTAAGGCTTCTGCCACGAATAAGAAATGATATTGGAGGCGTTGAAGGGGTTAGCGGCCCTACCGAAGTTGGTAGAGGCCGTGGAGAGGATTGGAGATAAGCTGGATGACAAGGCAGCACTGGAGCGGTTGGGGGAAAAGCGTGATCGCAATCGTGCTGCTATTGACGGGGTGCTTCTCGCCTCGTCTGGACAACGGGGAGAGGATGATAGCTCACCCGCAGTTTCAGGCGGCGACGATAGCGGCTCCTGACTGGGTAAGGGAAGCTCTGGACACAATCGCAGAGCTTGAATCGGAGATAGAGAGGGGAGACTGATGACATTAACTGAATTGGCAGACCAGATAACGACGAAGATGAGCGACACGGACAGTGCGTCTGTGGTGACTTGCAAGAAGTTCATTAACAATCGTTATCGGATGATGTTTCAAGCCTCGCTCTGGACGAACTCTATGGGGGTGGTTTCAACTGCTGTTGTGGCAGAGGACGAGATCATCACTTTATCCGATGATCCAACCATATTTTATTACCCGACTTCCTCCACAGTTGCCTCAACTGCCCCGAAGCTGGACTTCATTGTAGCCGTGCGGTTCACGGAGACGGGGAAAGAGGATGGGTTGGAGTGTGTGGGGGCGAGTTGGGTTCAGTTCTTCCAGCTAAACCCGAATATGTGGAACAACACCTCCAATCGCAGGGCTAATCCGCAGAACTTTGTTCCTCTTCCGCCGGATGCGAGCGGTTATTGCCGGATCAAACCCATTGCCACGCCCAAGAATGCTGGAACCCTCTATGCCCTTGGCAAGTTGAAGTTCGTGGAGATGGGTGACTCGGACAGCCCCGTAATTAACGGGGCAGAGAACGCCTTACTGGCGTATTCGGAGGGTGATATGCTGGAACGCTCCATGCAATACCAGAAGGCGCAGGTTAAATTTACTGAAGCGGCTAATCTACTGCAAATATGCCGTGATCTGGACAATGTGCAGCAGGATAAGGTGAGTGTCATCATCCCGGCGGTGGTGGATCACTGGTCAAGGGATGATTTTGTAGCATAATGCCTGTTATTTCAAATGAAGTATTGGATGACCCGATTATACTGGACGGGAACAACAGCTTCGTGGGCGGTCAAGTCAGTGCCTCCCGCTCAAACCTGATACCGGAGAACGCCTATGCCGAGGGCAAGAACATTGACCTTGATGAATTTGGGAATGCAGTCACGCGCAGGGGAACAAGCCTTTCTGCGGGTTACTTGATCTGGGAAGACACGACCTCGCTTTGGGAAGACACGGTTGGGCTTTGGGAAGGCTTGGTTGCTCCTGTTATTTCCCTTGGCTACTTTGACACAGGCAGCACTGAGTACCTGATGATAGCTGATGGGTCGGACTACCTGAAAGCTGCTACTGAAGCTGGAGCCTTTACCCTGTTAACCGGGGCAACCTTTGTTTCCGGGGCCAAGGTTAGGTTTGCCCAGTTGAACAACCGGATGTATTACACGGATGGATCGGCTGACCTGCGTTATGTCAATGGAACTGTTGATCCTGTGACTGCGGTGACAATTACCGCAGGTCAAATCAGTAGCATCACCATTTCAGAAGGCGGTAGTGGCTATATTGCTGTGCCAACTGTCACGATTGCTGCTCCAAGCAGCGGGACAACGGCATTGGGAACCGCGATTCTCGGTTATGACGGGTCAGTGGTTGGAGTAACCATCACTAACGAGGGAACTGGCTATAGCAAGGACACGCCGCCCGCTGTGAGCTTCACAGCCGCCCCCACAGGCGGAACAGACGCAGTTGGGACGGCTAATGTTACCCAAACTCCCAGCAAACCTAAATTTATCGTAACCCACACCAACAGACTGTTCGCTACGAGCGCAGATACGGATGTCCCGGCGGATACCTTGTACTGTTCGGGAATATTGGACGGGGATGCGTGGGACTTGGCGGCAGACAACCTTCGGATCGGTAATGACCGTGATCCCATCACTGCCCTGATGCCCGGACAGAACTTTGACCTGTATGTGTTCAAGGAGAGAAGCATTTACAAGGTTAACGCTGATCCGACACTCAAAGCCTCCCAATGGAGTATCAAGCTGGTCAATAACCGGACTGGATGTGTGGCAGACGGCACAGTCCAGCAGGTGGGCGCGGATATTATGTTCCTTTCCCGTGATGGCGTAAGGTCATTGCAATCTATTCAGGCAGGTACGGAGACAGACGTTTCTCTTCCCATCAGCCGTAACATTAACGACTACATTGGGCGCATCAATCAGGCTGCGGTCAGCACTTGCACGGCAGTTTACTGGCGCAATCGTTATATGCTTTCTGTCCCATTGGATTCAGCCACGACACCGGACACTGTGCTGGTCTTCAACCTCCTTGCATCTGCTTGGTGCGGTCACTGGTCTGGCTGGGAGGCGAGAGCCTTTGTTATCAGCGCGTTTGGCGGTGAACTGAAGCTGAACATTGGAACACAGAATGGTGAGCAATATACTTGGGATGATTCAACGCCGGAAGACGCCACTACCATTGTGGATTACAGGGATGGAGAGTCAACCTACGAATCTTATATCCAAACGCGAGCTTACACCTTTGGCGAAACTTGGGGAGACAAGATCGGCTACTCCACCCAGTTTAACTTTGGAAACATCCATGCTGATGCAATCACGGGTGACATAAACTATTACAAGGACTTGTCATCCAGCGGCACGGAACTGGAGGCAAGCCTTTCCCTCCCGGCAGACACCAACCTGATTCGCAAGGGATTCAACATGGTATCCAAGGGCAGGTTTAACCAGTTACAGTTCAAGGTGAAGGCAGATGGCGGCAGACTTGCGTTGCATTCAGTCCAGTCAAGTGCCTTCGGCCAACCCATTACCCCTGAAAGATGAACAACACGGACACCATGACAATCGGGATAGCGGGCTTGTTCCAGAAGCACCTTGAGCATTGCGCTGACTGGCCGTTGCCGAGGTTGTTGGAATGGGTGAGGTGGTTTGTCGTCAAAGGCAGATACCTTGTGTCGTTCAGTGGAGGAAAGATGGTTGGCGCGGCAGTATTGCGTTATGTTGATAGTGAAGAGGATTGTCGTGAGGACTATAAGGACACAGGCGGGAAGATTTGTTATGTGGATGCTACTGTGGCAACCAAGCCGGATGTGTTGAAGGATTTATACACGCAAATGTGGAACAGATTTGGGAAAGACTGCAATTTAATCGCTTGGGTGCGACCCAAGCATGACAGCAAGATCGTGTGCGTACCTATGGAGCGTGCGCGGCGACATTTAATTAAGGAATAAGATATGGGAAAAGGAAGCGCACCAACACCCCCAACACCACCAACAGCACAAGAGATTGCTGATGCGAATATTGAGACTGCCGAGCATATGGCACGGCTGTCCCGTGCCATGGAGTTCGGTGAGGAACTTCTTAAAAGCACAAGGAACGAGGACGGCAGTAGTGTTCGTTATGAGCGAACTGCTACCGATATTCCTACAGGCTACGAACCCATCTACACTGAGGAGGCCATTGACACAAGCGGCCCGCAGACGGTTGTGTGGTACGACCAAAATAACAACCCTGTTGAGGTTCCGGTAGATAGTGATGGAAAACTGGAAGGCGATGTTTGGTATCGCAGCGCATCCAATAACGGAGAGAACACCAAGGTTCCGGCAGGTACGAGCTGGAATGAAATTCCCTATGATGACGCTGTCCCATATGGTCGGGATAAAAAAGCGTCAGTTGAAGCGGTAGGAACCCAGCCCTTCAAGTCTTACGTCAAGACACTTACAGGCTACGAATCTCCCACAGGAGATGTTGTTAATGCCAACCAATATTACCGTATAGAGACGGACGCAGACGGGGAAACCGTCCGGTCAGTCGTTGAACGCGACGAGGCTGTGGATGTGGACTTCACTGGCATGGGCGACATTGACCGTGCCGTTAAGCGTTGGGAATGGGAGAAGGAATACGG